TGTAGCTTAGCAAAAAATGTGTAATATGCTACACAAAAAGGTTTTCACTCAAAACCACAAAGTCCTAACAATGAATGAAAACTAGATAGCTTTAGGATCGAAGTTGTAAAGCTCGGAGTAAACATCTTTAATACGCATGAATTTAACCCCGTGTTGATCAAAGTCATCATCACCTCGAACGTAAAGAGCTAAGTGAACCATTTCATGAAGAAGAGTTTGGAAGATAGTAATGAAGTGACCACAAGAACCAGAACTTATTTCTATAGCCATGTCCACTTCGTCAAAACAGCCATATATAGTAGGGTTTTTTATGACACGGAACTTAACTTTGTCAGACTTAGGCATAGGAAGGGTACTGAAAGGCGGCATCTTACACGCCATGTTGTAAAGTATCTCTAAGTTCTTCTTAGTCAACGTAGTTTTCATTTAGACATTCTACCAAAAGACTATGCAAATAAGATGAAACTAGGTTAAAATAGTTAAATAAGCTGCAAATTCTACTCAAAGGTGTAACAGCGACACATGAATGACTTAAATGTCCAACAAAATCAAGGGGATAACCCCGAACACGACGTTTCTCACGTCATCATGATGCCCAACATCGAGGAAGACATTCCCTTGCCCAAAAATGCTAAAGATGCTATGCCAGAACTAGGTATGGAAGAAGAGCTCCAAGTTAGAGTTGAGACGGTTAAGACCATAGCTGATCTAAAAGGTGAACCTATTCCTGACGCTAGCCCAGCAGAACAACAAAAAGCAGTTGACTTCGTTAAAAGAGTGATGACAGATCCCAACTTTAAACCTGAATATGGTACATACACCGATCCTACGATGGCATACTGTGCAGGTATGGTAGCTCAGACACAGGTACTACTCGCAAAACAACTAGCAGACTACAAACTCTACGTGGTTAACAACCTTATTAAAGTCATCGAGTCAACTACGAATCCAAAAGAAAAGACAACAGCATTAAGAGCGTTAGGCGAGGTTGATGGGGTTGATGCGTTTAAGAAGAAGACAGAAGTAACTCACAAGATGGAGTCGATGGAGGAAGTTGAGAAAGAGTTACTCACCATGTTAAACGACTTCAAGAGACAAGGACTCATGAAAGAGCCAGCTCAGACAATAGATGCAGAAGTAATTGAGGAAACAAATGTAGTAGAAGAGAAAACAGATGGCACTGATTCTTAAGGAAGAAGAAAGACTCACCCCAGAGAAAGCAGCGGAGTTAATGCAGATCATTCCACATCTGGATGATGACAAGAAAAGAATAGCGTTAGCGAAGTTAAGAGTGTTTAAGAAGAATTGGGTACAAGAGCACGGCAAGGATAGTTTCCTAGACTTTATTATGCACGTGTATCCAGGCTACATGATAGGAGACCATCATAGACGGTTGGCTAAGATATTTGAAGAGATTGCGGCAGGCAAGAAGAAACGAGTTATTGTTAATATTGCTCCGCGGCACGGGAAGAGTGAGCTTATCTCTTATCTTGCTCCAGCCTGGTTCCTTGGCAAATACCCTCATAAGAAAGTTATTATGGCGTCGCATACGGCTGACCTTGCTGTTAATTTTGGTCGTCGGGTTAGAAATTTGGTGGGTAGTGATGCTTACAAAGATATCTTCCCACAGGTAGAGTTGCAGGCTGACTCAAAGAGCGCATCACGTTGGGGGACAAATTATAATGGAGAGTACTTTGCTATTGGTGTTGGTGGCGCCCTCGCTGGTCGCGGGGCTGATCTGTTTATCATTGATGACCCACACTCTGAACAGGATGCTAAACTTGGACGACCTGATGTCTTTAAGCCTGCTTGGGAGTGGTTTCAGTCTGGCCCTTTACAACGTCTTATGCCTGGTGGTGCGATAATTGTAGTAATGACTCGGTGGTCTAAGTTAGACTTAACTGGTGAAATTGTAAATCAAATGGTTAAGAATGACGATGTTGATGACTGGGAGGTCGTAGAATTTCCCGCAATATTGACGGATAAAGACGGAGAAGAACGAAGTTTATGGCCTGAGTTCTGGCCACTAGAAGAATTAAAAGCTAAAAAGGCAGCACTTGATATTAGATATTGGAACTCACAATATTTGCAAAACCCAGTATCAGAAGAAGGGGCGTTAATTAAAAGAGAGTGGTGGAATATATGGGAAGAAGAAGATCCCCCCAATTGTGAATTTACAATCATGACACTAGACGCCGCTCAAGAAGCTAATAACCGTGCGGATTACAACGCATTGACTACATGGGGCGTCTTTTTTAACGAAGAAACCAATAACTATAATATAATACTATTAAATGCAATTAAAAAACGATTAGAGTTTCCCGAGCTTAAAGAACTTTGTATACAAGAATATAAAGAATGGGAGCCTGACGCATTCATAGTAGAAAAGAAATCTAACGGCGCTGCACTCTATCAAGAGGTTAGACGCATGGGCATTCCTGTTGGCGAATTTACACCAGGTAAAGGGCAAGATAAAATCAGTCGTGTAAATGCAGTGTCAGATTTGTTTAGAAGTGGTATAGTGTGGGCCCCAGATCATAGATGGGCGCATGAAGTAATTGAAGAGTGTAATGACTTTCCAAGTGGAGCAAATGACGACTTAGTTGACTCAACAACGTTAGCATTAATGAGGTTTAGACAAGGTGGCTTTATTAGATTACCTAGTGATGAAGCTGAAGATATACCAGGATTTAGAAGTTCACGAAACAGATTATACGCAATATAAGGATAACATATGGCAGACAATGTAGATAAAAGTTTATCGCAAGCACCACAAGGAATAGAAGCAATGGCTATGGGTCAACCTGACTTAAGCATTGAAATTGAAAATCCTGAAAGCGTAACACTTGATGACGGTAGTATGGAAATTACTATTGTGCCTGGTAAAGAACAGGACGATGAATTCAACGACAACTTAGCAGAAGAAATGGATGAAGGTCAGTTGACTGAATTGTCAGGTAATTTGCTTGGTGAGTATGATGCGGATATTAATTCAAGAAAAGATTGGTTAACGACTTATGTAGATGGCTTAGAGTTGCTAGGCTTAAAAGTAGAAGACAGAACAGAACCGTGGCCCGGCGCATGTAATGTATATCATCCCTTAATGACAGAAGCGCTGGTTAAGTTCCAAGCTGAAACTATGATGGAAACATTCCCCGCCGCAGGCCCAGTTAAAACCGTAATCATTGGTAAACAAACGCGCGAAAAAGAAGATGCGGCTGAACGTGTAAAAGATGATATGAATTATCAGCTCACGGATATGATGCCTGAATATAGACCTGAACACGAACGCATGCTATGGGGTCTAGGGTTATCTGGTAATTCATTTAAAAAAGTTTATTACGATCCATCACTTGAACGTCAAGTGGCAATATATGTTCCCGCTGAAGATATCGTAGTTCCATATGGCGCATCTAATTTAGAAACAGCAGAACGTGTTACACATGTTATGCGCAAGACAAAAAATGAATTACATAAACTACAAGTAGCAGGGTTCTATAAAGATATTGATTTAGGTGAACCATTCTTAGATATTGATGAAGCCGAAAAGAAAATTGCAGAGAAGTTAGGATTTAATCCTACAGAGGATGATAGATACAAGATCCTTGAAATGCATGTTAATCTTGATTTAGAAAATGGCGATAGTGAAGATGGTATTGCACTACCTTATGTAGTAACGATTGAAAAAGGTACAGGTAACATATTAGCAATTCGTCGTAATTGGAATCCAGACGATAAATTAAAATCTAAGCGTCAACACTTTGTTCACTACGGTTACATACCAGGCTTTGGTTTCTATTGCTTCGGTTTAATTCATTTGATAGGCGCTTTTGCCAAATCAGGTACTATGATCTTACGTCAACTTGTTGATGCAGGTACTCTATCAAACTTACCAGGCGGACTTAAATCACGCGGTTTAAGAATTAAAGGTGATGACACTCCGATTGCCCCAGGTGAATTTAGAGATGTAGATGTACCATCAGGTGCGATACGCGATAACATTTTACCGTTGCCTTATAAAGAACCAAGTCAAGTTCTTAATCAATTAATGAATCAAATCATTGAAGAAGGACGACGTTTTGCTTCAGCGGCTGATATGAAAGTATCTGACATGAGTGCTAACTCTCCCGTAGGCACAACCCTTGCTATATTAGAAAGAACATTGAAAGTAATGTCAGCTGTACAAGCTCGTATTTACTACGCAATGAAACAAGAGTTTAAATTACTTAAAGGCATCATTCGAGATTACACGCCAGAAGAATATTCTTATGATCCTGAAGTAGGTGATCGTCGTGCTAAACAAGCTGACTATGATAACGTAGATGTAATTCCTGTAAGCGACCCAAATGCTGCAACCATGTCACAAAAAGTTGTTCAGTATCAAGCTGTTATGCAGATGGCTCAAGCAAATCCACAGATCTATGATTTACCAGAACTTAATCGTCAGATGTTAGAAGTATTAGGCGTTAAGAATATTGGTAAGCTTATTCCAAATTCAGAAGATCAAAAACCAAAAGATCCAGTATCTGAAAATATGGCAATCATTAATGGTAAACCTGTTAAAGCATTTATCTATCAAGATCATGAAGCACACATTACAGTTCATATGGCAGCAATGCAAGATCCTAAAATAATGCAAATAGTTGGCCAAAATCCAATGGCTTCTCAAATTCAAGCTGCAGCTATGGCTCACATAAATGAACATATTGCGTTTGAATATAGAAAACAAATTGAAGAACAATTAGGTGTACCATTACCTAATCCAGATGAAAACTTACCAGAAGACGTGGAAGTTCAACTATCTAGATTAACTGCTGATGCGGCTAATAAACTTCTACAAAAAGATCAAGCTGAAGTTCAACAACAACAAATTCAACAACAGCAACAAGATCCATTGATTCAAATGCAACAACAAGAACTCGCAATTAAACAACAAGAGTCACAAGCCAAAGCACAAAAAATGATGGCAGATACTCAGATAGACCAACAAAAAGTTGATTTAGAAAAAGCTAAACTTGAATTAGAAAAAGCTAAAATTGAGAATGAACAAAAATTAAATGCTATGGAAATGACCGCAAAAGTAACAATGGATAAGAAAAAATTAGAGTCTAAACAAGCTTTAGATGGAGTAAGAATTGGTCTAGAAGCTGAAAGTAAAAAACAAGAACTTAATTTAAAAAAGGAACAAACATAACTTAAGGAGTAACTAAATGGACCAAACGCTAGAGCTATTATTGTCTCGGATAGATGATCAGCGCAAAACAGTATTAATAAATTTAGGAGACGGAGCAGCAAAAGATTTTGCTTCGTACCAAAATATGACCGGATATATTCGAGGTTTATCCGTAGCAGAAAGTTTGATTAAAGACCTCGCACAAAGAATGGAGACATTTGAAGATGAGTGAACATATACTCACGATGAATAAGAATATAGTTGATGCAAGTGGTCGGCCAGTTCATATTCCAAGCGTAGATGAAGTAAAAGTAGAAGATATACCGATTGAAGAACGTGGTTTACAGTTACCTGAGCCTAAAGGATACAAGATACTTTGTGCAATTCCCGATGCGGCCGAAACATATAAAGGTGGTATTGTAAAAGCAGATTCAACTAGAACTATAGAAGAACATTCAACTGTAGTTTTATTTGTAGTAAAAGTAGGTGACTTAGCTTATAAAGATGAGACTAGATTTCCTACAGGTCCATGGTGTAAAGAGGGTGATTTTGTTTTGACACGTGCATACGCAGGTACAAGATTTAAAATCCACGGAAGAGAATTCC